CAGCAGGTACAGTTTCACAAGGATCACCTAAAGGATTTACTAATCTACACTACGATACCCAATCATCTCCACTAGGAGTTGCAGGTGGTGGAACAGGATTACTATCGGGCGAAGGTGGTGTGCTTGATGGATTAGAATCAATTTTTGGAGCTCTTGGCAACGGATCGGCATTTAGTAGTCCACAAGGATTCTTAGGAACAGCCATTGCCGCAGTTAATACATATAAAAATATTAGAGGCTTGTCAAAAGACGGACTTAAAAGTGAAGCTCTTAATATTTTAACTAGCCCTGCAGGTATAAATCAAATTTCAAATACAATTAGTGGAATTGCTGGAACTATATTTCCTAAGAACGATGCAAAGAATAAAACAACAGTAGCGAGAAAACGCGGCGACATAGGAACATAACATGCCTACTAATTTACCACCAAAGCAAATACAAGATAGTGCAGCACGTACAAGGTTATACTTTGATGTTTACGGTACTACTCCACTAGAATATAATGCAGTTGATTATGATACTGCTATTGGATTCTTTAAAGAAAAAGGATTTGAAGATTCGGCAGCACAAGTTGTTGCAACTACTCTACTAAAACAAGCCAAGTTAGAAAACATTAGTATCTCAAAAGTACTTGATGGTATTGCAGGGCTTGACTCACTAAAGATCAGTGCGTTAGTCGGAGAAGTACTTAATAACAATAGGCCGGCAACATCTACATTAGGATATCGACAGCCAGTAGAGGATACTACAAAACAGCGCAATGTGAGTCCATAATATGGCTAAGTTTGCTCAAGGCCGTTTTGAAATGAAAAACAAAGAAAAGTATGTTGGGACTAAACTTCCAATGGCTCGTTCAAGTTGGGAAACTGTGTTTATGAGGATGTTAGATGAACATCCAGGTGTTGCTAAGTGGGCAAGTGAAGCAATACAAATACCTTATAGAAATCCACTAACGGGAAAACCTACTATATATGTGCCGGACTTTTTTATTCAATATGCAGATAAGAACGGAAAGCAACATGCAGAAGTAATAGAAGTAAAACCAAAAAATCAATCAGTACGTGAAAATGTTGGCAAAAGTAGATACAATCAAGAACAGTATATTTTAAATTTAGCCAAATGGGAAGCTGCTGTAGCATGGTGTAAACAAAAGAAACTACGTTTTAGAGTAGTAACCGAAGAAGATATTTTTCACCAAGGCACCAAGAGAAGATAAGTACTTACATGACTAAGAAATTAGAAGAACTATTTAACCTAGAAGAACAGCAGGAAGAGGAAGCCGAAGTGAGTGAAACTCCGGAGATAAAAGCAATTGACGCTGATGAAATGCACAATGAAATTGCAAGTGTTAATGATAGCTATGCTGCGATTAACAACATTACTAAAGAACTTCCTCAGATATCCGAATTAAATACACTAGACGAAAATGATTTGGATAAACTTGCAGCTAAAGCTGAACAAGCATACGATGATCTAATGGATCTTGGTATGAATGTAGAAGTACGATACAGTGGACGTATTTTTGAAGTTGCTGGAGGCATGCTAAAAAATGCCGTAGATGCTAAGTCTGCTAAGATTGATAAAAAACTTAAAGCAGTAGATCTTCAGCTTAGAAAACTTAAAATGGATAAAGATGACCCAGAAGATCCTCATAACATTGTTAATGGGCAAGGGTATGTTATGTTAGATCGCAACGAACTAATGAAGAAATTAAGCGGAAAGGAATAAATACTAATATGAAAACGTTCAGAGAATATTTAACAGAGAGCAAAAAAATCTACAGTTTTAATGTAAAACTAGCAGGCGACTGTCCTGAAGATTTTTGTGAAAACCTTAAGTCTAGACTTGCTTCTAGGCAGGTAGTAACTTGTGAAGAAACAAATAAAACACCAGTACAAGAAGTTCCGTTAGACTTTCCAGAGTTAAAGAACGTTGAAGTACATATTTTTAATTTAGTTACTGAGTATCCATGTACACCACAGGAAATTGAAAAAGAATTAACTGAGATGGGATGTAGTCCGGAAGTTTGCAAAGTAAGAAACAGTGCAAGTCCTTCGGAAGAGTATCAAATTAACAGTGATCCTAAAACAGGCGCATTGTTACATGATAACGAATACAAAGAAGCAGGCAAAATTAAAAATAAAGATTATTTTGGAGATGATTTTAATAAATCATTCCTAAAGGATTTAGCTAAAACAGCTAAAGCACGTAAAAAAGAATTAGGACACGATAAACTTAAAGCAGATGTATTTGCTGACGTGCCTAAAATTAAAACAGACAAAGCGGGCATAAAAAGTCCGGTAGGGAGTAACTAATGGATTTTAATCAACTTATGCAGAGAATGCGTGAACTTGACACGCCGGTAACTGAAATGCCAGTTATGCCACAAGCAACGCCAATGTCGATGCCAACACCGGAACCAAAAGACAAAGCACGTATGAATGTTAATATTAGTGCTGAAGGTGATGCTATTGAAGATATCTTAAAACTTATGACTAAAGTTAATCCAGATATGATCAACCAACCAAAACCGCCAATGCCAATGCCTATTCCACACATGGACATAGATGGCGACGGTGATATGGATGCAATGCCTATGCCTAAGCCAATTAACAAATTGCTTCCAGACTTTGACGATGATAATGATGACATGCCAGGTGGTGAAATAGACATAGATATGGACAAAGATGACCATGATGCAGATCACGATGTTATCAAAGGTCTAGACAAAGATGACGATGGTGATCACGACATGGACGATCACGATAAAGAAACAGATTCAGAAGATGAAGATGAAGATGAAGATGAAAAAGAAGAAGCATATGCTAATGAGCCTGATGAAGACCACAGAGACATTGACTATATGCAAAACAAATTAGCAGGCGGAATGAACCGTCCTAAAGATACACATGCTAAAGTATCCGATGGTGATAATCCAATGCGTAAAGTTAAAGAAGGCGAGGATTTAAGAGCGCAAATCAAAGCTGAACTAGCACAACGTTTAGCAGAAGCTAAGGGAGCAAAATAATGGCAGATTTAACTCAATCTACAATCGGCGGCGGAAGTGCAATTCTAGTTGCTGCAAACAGAAAATATTATACAGACATGACAGCAACTCATTACAACGGTAACAAAGCACTAACATGTTTTGAAGTCGCATGTGGGGCAGCAATACACCAACAAACAGAAAGCGGCGAAGCAATTGAAAGCATTATGCGTATTATTGAAAAATATGCAACTGTTGTTATTCGTGGTGCAGCATACGGTTCAAACCAAAAATTTGCTGTTTTTATTGAACAGCCAAATGATTCGTTGGACTATGATGGTGCAGGTGCAGAAACAATCGTAGAACAAATTGAAGATGAAATTATTGCACTAACTGACTTATCAGGTGCTACACCAGCACAAATTGACTTTACTGGCGTAACTTGTACAGTAAAACCTACACTTGAATTAGCATAAGACTCCTACTACTAAAATCAATAGCACCTCCGGGTGCTATTTTTTTGGGTAAATAATAGTATGGCAAAATCACTTGACGGTGTGCAAATTAAGAAAGCGCACCAAAATGTAAAATACACAATAGAAGAAGTAAAGCATCTAGAAGCATGTATGGATCCTATTACAGGTCCATTATATTTTTGCGAAAACTTTCTTAAGATTCAACATCCTGTTAGAGGATCGTTAAAGTTTGAACCTTACGGATTTCAAAGAGAACTAATTCAAGCATACGCTGAAAACAGATATTGTGTTGCTATGTTACCTAGACAGATGGGTAAAACAACATGTGCATCTGGTTATCTATTATGGTATACACAGTTTGTTCCTGAGGCACAAGTCCTTATTGCTGCACACAAGTACACAGGTGCGCAAGATATTATGAACAGATATAGATTTGGGTACGAAAATTTACCTGACTTTATTCGTGCTGGAATATACACATACAACAGAAACACAATTGAATACGATAACGGAAGTAGAATACAAGCAACAACTACTACAGAAGATTCTGGACGTGGTAAATCACTTTCATTAATTTACTGTGATGAGTTTGCGTTTGTGCAACCTCCTGAAAAAGCCAAAGAGTTTTGGACTGCACTGTCACCTACACTTTCAACAGGTGGTAAAGCTATTGTTACAAGTACACCAAACTCAGATGAAGATCAGTTTGCTATGATTTGGGCTGAAGCTAATAAAAAATTCGATGATCACGGTAATGACTTAACAGTAGGAACTAACGGATTCTTTCCTTACTTTGCACCGTGGACTGAACATCCAGACAGAGATGAAGCATGGGCAGCACAAGAGAAAGCAAAGATTGGAGAAGAACGTTTCCGTCGTGAGTTTGATTGTGAATTCTTAATCTTTGATGAAACACTTATCAACAGTGTTAAACTTATAGAACTGGAAGGCAAAGAACCTATAGTAAACATGGGGCAAACACGCTGGTACAAAAAGATTGATCCAAAAGCAACATTCCTTATAAGTATGGATCCAAGTTTAGGTACAGGTGGCGACTACGGTGCTATTCAAATATTTGAAATGCCGTCAATGACACAAGTTGGAGAGTGGAGACACAACCTAACTCCTATACAACAGCAGGTAAGAGTACTTAGAGAAATTTTACAATACATTCATGAACAGTGTGAAGAAAAAGGCAGTCCAAACCCAACTATCTATTATAGTGTTGAGAACAATACAATTGGTGAAGCAGCACTAGTAGTTATTTCTGACATTGGAGAGGAAAACTTTAGAGGGTTATTCCTAAGCGAACCAATTAGAAAAGGGCATGTAAGACGCTATAGAAAAGGCTTTAATACAACACATAAAACAAAGATTACTGCGTGTAGTAGCTTTAAAAACTTACTAGAAAAAGGTAAAATGACGGTATACAGTAAACCGTTAATATCAGAACTTAAGACATTTGTAGCACACGGAGTTGGGTACGGTGCTAAAACAGGTGAACACGATGACCTTGTGTCCGCAGTACTTTTAATTGTACGCATGGCAAATGTGTTATCTGACTGGGATCCTAAGATATACGAAAAAATGACCGAAAGAATGACCGAAGATCAGTTCCCAATGCCGATCTTCATTAGCACAGGATATTGATAAATAGTTATATGGATGCAACGAATAACATAGCAACTGATCTATTCTACAAAATTAGAAGTAGATTTAAAGGTTTAAAATTAGGCGATGATGCTGGGTCAATTACAATTAATCCAGAAGACGCTCGCTTCTTTGATTTTGATTACAACGAAGGTGATAAAAACATCGGGCATGTAAGTATTAGTTTGGCAGAACCAAACTCAATGAAGGTATACTTTTCAAATGGTATTACTGAAGGTATGGATGGTGATCAAAAAGATAACTGGTTTGGCTTCCTAAAAGAATTAAGAAAATTTAGTAAAAGACGAATGTTAGCATTTGATACAAGAGACATTTCTAAGTCAGCACACATCACCAAAAGCTGATAATAATACAATAGTAAAACCAGTCGGAGAGAGTACAATGAATGAGAGTAACCTATACGGTACTAAAAAACAAAGTTTCCAAAAATTGGAAGATACAAGATTAATCATTAAGCACAGTAAGACACTTGCTGATGATACAGAGCAAAAACCCGGCGACAGGTCAAGAAATATTGGAGCGTTGTTTGTTGAAAACTCACAAGGCGAAAGATTTAAATATCCCTTTATTCACTTAGCTGGCGCTAGAGCAATGCAAAGACACGTTGCAAATGGCGGTGCTCCATATGATGAAATTGGTGAAAGCATTATTAAAATGAGTGAAGAAATTGCTCAACTAAAAAGTTTCACAGGCTATGTTGTACGTAACGACTTAATGAACTCCGACACTAATTCTGTTGTTGAACGTAGCAAAGGCCAACTTGATGCTTTAAGAGAACGAGTTGCTAAAATAGCTAAACAAGCACACTACGAAAATTATATATCTGAATTCCAAGCACCAGAAGCATTTGATGTTCCGGACGAAGTTATGGAACAGTTTAAAGATCAATTTACTGTACGCAATTTTAAAGAAGATTTAGCATCAGTATTTCCAGTACTATATAGGTTAATGAAAGAAGATGAAATTATAGGCTATGACGACATAGTCGAAATGTCAGGCAGTGAAGAATCAAACTACCATTGTAAAGATTGTGGAGACACAATGCACAAACCTACTTCTGATTGCTCACATGATTCACATGATGAAAAAGGCAGTCATTGGATTGATGACAACGGTAATGGTATTAACGATGTAGATGAATCATCCGATCCTATGGCAGCATTTGAAGCTTGGGCGATGGGTTTAGGTGAAGATTCGCCAATTCAATCAGGCAGCGACGAAGAAATTAAAGAAGCAGTGTCTAGTTTAAGTGAACTAGTTAACTCAGAGTTTCCAGCAGGCATGGGCGGAATTAACGCTATTGAAAGTTTAAAAGGTATTATCCAAGATGGTACATTGTTTAATGAGATTAAAGAACAGGCTAAACAAGATCCAAACGCAGATTGTCGTCCATTAATTAAAGCATGGGTTCAAGAGAATGCACCAGAAGTATTAGAAGACCTAGACTTTGGTGACATGGTAGACGAACCAGCCATGGAAGATGCATTTGATAAGGCAGATAGAATTACAGATCCAGAAGAACTTAATTTATATGGTCCAGAAGACATAGAAAATAATAGTAAACTGAGTGCAGAAGAACTTAAAGACGAGCTAGAAGGCTCTATCTATCATTTAATGGATAAAGCCAGTGATGATTTTACTGACAATGATCATATTGTAGATGAATTGGGAGACCACTTTGCCAACATGCATCTTAAAGCCGACGATAAAACATTAAGTTGTTATTCAGCAATAAGAGATTTGATAGATGCAGATCCATCAGACGTTTATGAAACAGGTAAGAAATGTCTTAAAATATTAGGCGCTCAAGAACATGAAGATAATATTCGTGGCAACAAAGGACCAAGAGGCCGTCCAGCCGCAGATGCTTATGCTGGTGGAATGGAATCACAACAAGAAGGGTTTATGCCAGAAGAGATAGAAGGCAAAACTGATTTTGAATTTACTGGCGATGACGGCGAAGTAGGTCCGGGTATATTATACTATAAAGCAAAAATTGAACAAACAGAAGAAGGTGGCTACAAAGCAATTATTGATCCTAAAAGTTTAAGAGGCGAAGCAGATCCAATGGATGCCCCTAATGCTAAAGTTGATGACGATATGGCAACATATGTTATCCAACCAGGTGAGATTGATCACGAAGGCGCATTAGATGTTGCTCAAATGGATGCTGATGAACGAATTGAAAATGCTGACACAAACGAAGGCAACGGACACAAAGAACAGGAATCTAAAAATAAGTTAAACGTAACAGAAGTAGCTAACTTTATCCTGTCAATGTATGACAGACAAGCTGGTACATTCCCTAAAGGCCCAGAAGGTGTTGCTACTATGGTAGGCAAGAAGTTTGGTGAACAAGCAGAAATGGTTGCTCGCAAAATGGTAGAACGTATGGCACCTGCACAAGAACACGGTGCAGAAGAACTTGCTGAGTTAGAAAGAATCAAAACTCTTTCAGGCGCTTACTAAAAGACGTAAATAACACTTATAAAAATGGAGAAATTATGATTAATTTTATTAAGAAGATATTTGGTATGGATACTGCACCTGTTGTAGTAGAAGAAGCAAAAGTAATCGAACCTGTAATTACTGAAGTTAAAAAAGCTACTGCTAAAAAAGCTACTGCTAAAAAAGCTACTGCTAAAAAAACTACTGCTAAAAAGCCTGCCGCTAAGAAAACTAAGAAGTAACTGAGCTAGGCTCAAAACTAAAAAGGGTTGCTTTACAGTAGAGCAACCTTTTTTTATGACTAAATATTACACGTTCATCCTATCAAGGACGGAAGTAGCATAACGCGAAGGAACGCACCTAACTTTAAAAAGGAGGGTGTTATGGAACTATGGAACCAATATTGCTGGAAGATAGCAGTTCGAGACCATAGACGTAAGCAGATATTAAAACGCTTATGGCTACGTTCAATCAACATATACATTTAATGATTTTACGTATGACTTCTGCTCTAAAATATGTTTAAATACTAGTGCAGTACAATTTTTAAACTTAATTAAGGAGTACAAGTTATGTGGACAAAACCAGAATATACAGAAATGCGTTTTGGGTTTGAAGTAACAATGTATGTATTAAACAAGTAACAATGCAGTAATTAGGAAGGAGGCTTTTGTCTCCTTTCTTTTTGGCTAAACTGATTCACTTTTGTACAAATTAACTGTTGACAAGATAAATATATGAGTGCATAATAGTATATGTGCATTAAGGCATAAACAAAGTAAGATAACCATAAAGGCTATAGGAGGCATTATAAAATGGCATCACTCGCAGAAATCCGCGCTAAACTTCAAGAAGGCGCAAACAAAGCATCCGGTGGAAACACTGGCGGCGACAACGCAATTTACCCACATTGGAATATGGCAGAAGGCAAAGAATCGGTATTACGATTCCTACCTGACGCTGACAATTCTAACACGTTCTTTTGGGCAGAACGTGCTATGATTAAACTTCCGTTTGCTGGAGTAAAAGGCGAATCTGACTCACGTCAGGTTATTGTACAAGTTCCGTGTATGGAAATGTACAACGATGGTACACCGTGTCCGATCTTAACAGAAGTTCGTCCATGGTTCAAAGACAAATCATTAGAAGATATGGGACGTAAGTATTGGAAAAAACGTTCATATGTATTCCAAGGTTTTGTAGTTGAAGACCCGTTAAACGAAGACAAGACTCCGGAAAACCCAATCCGTAGATTTATTATTGGACCACAGATCTTCCAGATCATTAAAGGTGCATTAATGGATCCTGAGTTAGAAGAACTGCCAACAGACTATATGCGTGGCGTTGACTTTAGAATTAAGAAAACTTCTAAAGGTGGCTATGCAGACTATTCTACATCAAACTGGTCACGTAAAGAACGTGCATTAGAAGATGTTGAAAAGGCAGCTATTGATACACACGGGTTGTTTAACATGTCAGATTTCCTTCCAAAGAAACCAGGCGAAGTTGAACTGAAGGTAATGAAAGAGATGTTTGAAGCGTCAGTAGACGGTGAAGCATACGATATGGATCGTTGGGGTCAATACTTTAAGCCAGCTGGCATGAGTCAGAACACTGGTGATCCTAACAAAAAATATACACCACCTACAGCATCAACACCTGCGCCAGCGGCGGCACCTGCTCCAGTAGCAGCGGCAGCACCTGCTCCAACACCAACACCAGAGGCAGCACCTGCAACAGCAGAAGCGGCACCTGCAGATGACGGTGCTAATAGAGCGCAAGATATTCTTGCAATGATTAGAAGCAGAAACGGCAACAGCTAATTTAATACGTGCGGGATATTTACATTCGACTATCCCGCACTATTACTTTAATCTAACGAGAGGAAATATATATGGCGAAAGCATTTGACGTAAGTAAATTTAGAAAGACAATTACTAAGAGCATTTCTGGTCTTGGCATTGGCTTTAACGACCCAACTGATTGGGTTAGCACAGGCAACTTTGCACTGAACTATCTTGTTAGTGGAGACTTTAATAAAGGAGTTCCGCTAGGTAAAGTAACAGTGTTTGCCGGAGAATCGGGTAGTGGTAAGAGTTATTTTTGTTCAGCAAACATTGTAAAGTCTGCTCAAGAACAAGGTATCTTTGTAGTACTAATTGATTCAGAAAACGCACTTGACGAAGCATGGTTACATGCATTAGGTGTAGACACTTCAGAAGAAGCACTTCTTAAACTAAACATGTCCATGATTGATGATGTTGCTAAAACAGTATCTGAGTTCATGAAAGAATACAAAGAAATGCCAGAAGAAGAACGTCCTAAAGTGTTAATTGTAATTGATAGCTTAGGTATGTTACTAACACCTACTGATGTTGATCAATTTCAAGCTGGTAATATGAAAGGTGATATGGGTCGTAAGCCTAAGGCATTGACTTCACTTGTTCGTAACACAGTTAA